GACTATGGACTTGATATGTGTTCATGTCACTGGTGGGCAGTATCACCAGAAGGTATTATGTACGCTTATCGTGAACTGTATCAACCAAATCTAACACTTAGTCAAGCGGCGAAAAAGATTATCTCCATGACACCCAAAGACGAGAAAATTAGTTATACGGTTGCTTCTCCTGACTTATGGAATAGACGGCAAGAGACAGGGACAAGTGGTAGGGAGATAATGAATCGTGCTGGACTAAATAACCTTCGCAAAGCAAAGCATGACCGTGTTGCAGGTTGGAGGGCATTAAGGGAATATCTATTGGTTAGAGAAGAAAAGCAGGACGTTGTTACCGATGAAGGTATTAATACGGTTACTGTGCTTACTTCTAAACTAAAGATATTTGATAGCTGTAAGAATCTTGTAAGGTGTTTGCCGTTACTTGAACATGATAAGAATGATCCGGAAGATGCGTCTGATACTCCACACGAGGTTACACATTCGCCGGAAGAAGTTCGCTACGCCGTAATGTCAAGGCCTCCCATTTCTAAGGATGATAAATTTAGTTTTCCTGATGACATGTCGTTATCTGAGCAGTCAGCAGTTTTAAATAACATTGCGTTTGAGAAAGAATACGAGAAATTGCAAGAACATATTGTAGGTTTTTGATAATAACCGAGGACGGTGTAAATAGTGAAGTATACAGAGGGAGCAACTAGAAAGGTTTTCGTATGCAATAAATTCGTAATAAAAATACCAAACTTCAAGGAATATAGATTGTTTTTGTTTGGAATTTTAGCAAACATGCAAGAGAAAGAATGGTCGGGTAGGCATAGGGATTTAGCAAAAGTTCTTTATTGCTTTCCCTTTGGTTTATTTTTGATTATGGAAAAGGCATATGTTATTGGTGAAAGAATGAAAGAAGACGAAAGTTGGTTGCCATTTAGTGAAATGATTCAGGAAAAATATAAGAATGATGAACTAAGAGAGTTTATGCTATCTGACACCAAACCATATAATTGGGGATATATTGGAGACAGACTCGTTAAGATTGATTATGGAAGTTAGTATAGGAAGTGACTAAATGGACTGGAAAAAACCGTTTCGTGCGTTAAAAAAGAAGGTGAAAGAGATAGTGGCACCTGCTGTAGAATACGATCAAGAAACACTTGACTTACTGAAATACTGGCAAGATCAGTTTGAGGTTGACCGTTTCGCAAAGAAAAAGTATGACCTTCTCATGGATTCTTGGGAGAATATGTATAACGGTAATCGTGAATTCGAGAATGTTAATAAGCGGCAAGAAAAAGAAGCGAGAACGGTTGTTAACTTCCCTCGCTTAATTGTCGAAGCGTTAATTGATATGACCATTCCTGACCATGATTTTAAACCAGTTACCGCTGCCGATGAAGTGCCGGTTAATGCTTTAAAAAGTTACGTTGGTTATGTGCTAAGAAGTTCTTCTCCTTCGCTTGAAGAAATGAATATGTCGGATGAGCGCAGAGTTTCAAAATTGGGCGGTACATTTAAAAAGGTTCACTGGAATAATAATATCAAACGTGCTGGGTATGTCGGTGAGATTGAGATTAGCAACCCTCACCCGAAGGATATTATACCTAACAAGTCGGCAATTAACTTCGGTGACGATATGGAACATTATCATCATCCGGTTAACCGTACACAAAAGTATATTCTTCGTAAATGGAAAGATATAACGAAGGATATGTTGGAAGAAAAGGCGATTCTATATGCCGAGTATGACGAGATATTGGGAGATCAGAGGATAACTACCGTTACCGACACTACCGGAGTAAGTAAAGATACCGGACTTGGTAAGTATACCATTATTGAAACTACCTACCGGGACGAGGACGGAGATATTTGTAAGTTGTGGTGGTCAGGTGATTTACTGATTAAACACCTGCCTAAGTTCTTTTATCGTAGGGACGAGGACGGTAATCCATATAAGACTGAAACTATCGAAGCAGGTATGCAGATTCGCAAGGGAATTGATGAATACGGTAATATTTCCTACCGTGTTATTGATGAAGATACCGAAGCTGAATATTACATACCTACCTGCTGGGATATAGTCTATCAACCGTTTATTATGCGTGATAAATGTTGTTGGGGCATATCTATTATGGAAGATGTATGGGACCTGCAGGAGTCAATTAAGAAGGCAATACATATGTATGAGGAATCTTTTTTGCGCGGCAGGAAGAAAATCTTGACTGCTTCGCAAGAAATAGCCAGAAAACTTATGGACCCAACATCAGAGATTATCCATGTCAATGATGTAAGTGAGATAAAGGAAGTTGATTTAAGTACCAATATTGACGGTATACAATTTGCTGATTGGTTAAAGGGTGCTATGCAGTTAATTACCGGCGTAACCGATGCCGCTTTAGGAGTTCATCAACCTGGCGTAACTTCAGGCGATCAGGCGAAGGCATATATCAGTCAGTCAAGCAACAAATTAGCTATCAAGTCTGCCTATAAGTCAACCTCATACAAGACGCTTTACCACACTATTGCTGAATTTGCCTTGGCGTTTTGTGACGATGATAGACCTTTCCGTATTACCGGAGAGAAGGGCGAGAGTATGTACGGTACATTTAACCGCTTATCTATGCTTCGTGATGTTAACGGCGACTTGATTTATCCTGACTTCGATATTGAGATTAGCGCAGAAGTTGGATTTATGAAGAATAAGTCAGAAATGATGAATTCTATTGTTTCTCTTGCAGGGCAAGGACGTTTTGAACCTACTCCCGGAAATATGCTAATACTGAAAATTCTCGATAAAATCGGTGTTCCGCACCTCAAAGAGGTTATTGGTCAGATGGAGCAGGACATACAGCAGGCACAGGAAATGCAAGCAAAACAGGAAGAACAGACAAAGCAGATACAAGAACAGCAACTACAGCAAAGTACCGATATGATGCTTGCTAAGCAGCAGCACGAAAAAGAACTTGCTGTTATGAAGCAGCAGGGAGAATTAAACCGTCAACAGCAATCGCACGACCTAGAAAGTGATAAAGAGGTTATGAGCGGCGAATTGCAGCAGGGCGCAGTTATGCAATTTATGGACAAGTTGAATCAGATTAAAGAGCGAGATCCTTATACCTTTGTCCAGATTATGCAGTTACCGGCAGAACAGCAGGTGCAGGCGGTAATGGGTATGGTAAGTTAATAACGGATAACCGGAGGTAGCTAATGTTAACAGATAAGGAAAAGAAAGTAATCGACAAAATGAAGTCTACTCCGTGGGGTACTATCGTCATTAAGATGAAGGGCGGTAAACCTGTTATGTTGAGTACGACCGAGGATATTAAACTTGATTAGGAGGTGATAGTTATGGCAGGTTGTAAAGGTAAAGGCAAGGGTATGAAGGGTATGCCTAAGTCCGATAAGAAGGAAATGGGCATGGGTAAGAGTTACGGTAAGAAGATGAAATAATAACCGAGGACGGTGAGTGTATATTGGGTGAAAGCGTTAATTATGATAACAATACTGTCACTAAACTAACTCCTGACAACCTAAAAAGTTTTATGGATAGCGTTATTGATGGTTCTAGTTTTATGAAATGCGAAGAAGAAACGCGGGAAAGAATAAATAAGTCCTTTGATTTTTATAATTGGTTAAAGGATAACTGCAATGACGAAATAATTGTCTCTATAGGAGCAAGTAGTATTGGTGTTCCAATGCTTCCTCCGTTTATGTATGACAAAATAAAACCCTGGATTGATAGGTACGAGAAGGAAAAAATAACTAAATAACCAATATCCTTAGTAGGAAAACCACAGGGATAGGGTGTATCAGAGTGCCGTTATCGGTATTGTGATATACTCTATCCCTATTTTTATTGCCTAAATTTAGGAAAGGAGGTGTTAAACATGGCTAAAAACCTCGATAAAGCTATGCCGTGTAGCGGTACTTTTACTTATGGTAATACCGGCAGTCGGCAGGCAGATGTTACTCGCGTAATTAAGGGTGGCGATCTGCGTTCACGCCCCGGCAAAAACAACGGTGCTGTTAAATAGTTAGGGCAGGGTAAAACCTGCTTTTTCTATTATCTACATAACATTGTTCCGCATTAGGGTGACGGTTGGAAATAGACAACGGACACGCCGGATAGACGGTGAAATATATCGCTGGCGAGCGTAAACGTGGGGTGTAATCATGGAAGATCAAGTATTGGAAACAGGAACGGAGGAAGTCGTTTCACCTCAAACAGATATTGAAACTAACGAACCAACTAATACCGGGGACGAATCCGGCACTCAACAGATGAGTGATGCTGAAGTCGTTGAACAGCAGAAACAGAAGCAGACACAGGAACAAAACAGGGCATTTGCTCAGATGCGTAGGGAGGCACAAGAGGCCAAGCGCAAGACAGATGAACTTGAGAAGTGGAAAAGTGACTTTGAGCAGAAAAATAACGCACAGCAGCAGAAACAGTTGCAGGCAGATATGGACGCTCAGAGAAAGAAACTTGCCGCTGAGTTAGAAGAACAGGGATTTCCTGTTAATCAGATTAACGAATATCTGAGGATGGACCCTGCTTTTCAGCAGATGCAGGCAGAGTTAAACGCCAATAAGCAGCAGTTGGAGCAGGAAAGATACCTGAGAAATAGGCAGGAGGCAGAGCAGCAGATCGTTAAGGATCATGCCTATTTGAAGGGTAAATACGGTGACATTGTGCCGGATTTAAATAATCTTGACCAAGCAACCGTTGACATGATGTATAGCGGTATGCCGCTTAGATCGGCATGGCTGACTGCTAACGAGGACGCTATTGCCGAGGCGTTGCAGAAGAAGGCGGCACATAAGGCAATTAAACAGATGGGCAGTAAAGCGCACTTGGGTACTGAGAAGTCGAATGATAGTACGGACTTAGGTACTCAGGTTAGTTTGACGCCGGAACAACTTAAAACTTGGAAGTCGATGTTTCCCGGTGAAACGGAGGCACAACTCAAAAAACGTGCCGCAAAATACGTTAAGAAGAAATAGGGGGTTTATCATGGCATTAAGAATTATTGGGAGCATTTTGACTGGTGCTTCAAGAGATAAATTTATTGACAACATCTATATGACCGATTCGGAGGCG